AAACATAGTGTAAGTTTTTCAATATCGAATGGTTGAGTAAGTTCTATCTCACCTTCAAAGAAGGTACCCTTTTCGTTTGAAGATCCGTAGAATACAACTTCCCCAGGTGCCTTAGAACCGATATAGTATTCTTCCCCACCATCCAATTCCGGACTGCCATCGCACCCATCGCAATCTCCTAATGGCATTTCAACTACAGTTTCGCCGTTCTCATCTTCGATTTGCAAAGTACCAGCATCTCGACTAACTCCATTAGTATGGCACATACTATCGCATTCATACCAACTGCCCGATGGAAATGGTTGCATATCTTCAGGGATATTGTTTTCTTCTGCATACTCACTGTTCCAAGCATAATCACTTAGATCAAGTCTGCGATGTTTGAAGTAATCGTAGATTTTACGATCTACAGTACCCATTACTTTCTCACCGCCATATCCCCACATGGTAATTTTATAGGTACGTGGCGTAAATGCCAGTATCTTCATCAGCTGTTCTTTTTCTTCAAGCGTTGCCATGCTATTTCCTTTCTAGTTGCAGTTTACGTAACTTAGATTTTAATTCTGCTACGTCTTGTGTGAGACTTTCATTTAGGTTTTTTGCTACTGTCAATTCTTCTTTAAGATCACTTTCGATTTCTTTTAGTAATCTCTGCTTATATTTGCGCTCGCTCTCCCAATGCCAATTATGGCCAACAAGAATGCCAAGTCCCATTACAACTAAAAGAAGGATTATATCGCTCATCATTTAGTTGCGTACTCTTGTTGTAGTTTAATGTTGTCAAAAAACTCTTTTTTAGTATCAACATCGTCTTTGAAAGCACCTGTTAATACGGTAGTCTGAGTTAATGAACTCTTTGCCATAATACCACGATTCTCACAGCAACCGTGTGTAGCTTGAATGTAAACTGCTACGTTCTTTGAACCTGTTGCCGCACTGATTTCTCTTGCGATGTCGTTGCAGAGTTCTTCTTGTAGTGTTCCGCGGCGAGCACACCACTGAGCGATCCTAGTATACTTAGATAGACCGATAAGTCTGTCAGCGGCGATGATGCCAATATAAGCAACACCATTAACAGGCTGATGGTGATGACTGCACATGCTTCGTAACTCAGAACGTACAACAAGCATGCCTTTATAACCATCTTCAACTTCATTTGGAAAACTTGTTGCATCTGGTGCTGGTTCATATCTACCTGCCATTATCTCGTTAAAATACATTTTAGCCATACGTTTGGCTGTGCCTTTTGAGTTAGGATCGTTTTCACGATCGATTAGAAGTGCATCTAATACATCTTCAAATGCCTTAGTAGCATTAGCAATCAGTTCATCTTTATGTCCGACTACATATTCACTGATGTTGTCTCCAGCCCAGAAACGTTTGTTGTTTCGTTTCATGTTGAAACGAATATAGTCTGCTAGATTAGCTTCTTTGTATTCTTTGTTGTCATCGCCTTGCTGATCAGCGCCAGCTAAGACGTTCTGTAAATCTTCTGATGTAAATGTTGTCAATTAATTTCTCCGAGTTAATGACGTGGATGTCTATAAGTTATTTTACTTGATTATTTAGGTTCTGTCAAGCGTAATACCAAATTCTTCTTTACGACTGAATCTAATATGTTTAATTGAACGCCCATTTCTTCTGCGTATTTGAGTAATGCACTTGTATCTTTTGGAAAACATGCGCCACCAAATCCAAACGAACCATCTGGTCCTGGAACCTGCATATGACTGTTACCGATGCGAGGATCCATCTTAACCATATTTGCAATGGTTCCATAATCGCAATCGCTTGCTTGTGCCAAATTATACAATTCATTCATGAATATAACTTTGGTGCTCATAAAACAATTGATAGTATATTTTGCCAAACTTGCTTCACCGATAGTACAATGCGCAACTGATTGTAAATCGGGTTGTGTGCCGCGGATAATAGTTTCTGCTAGATCACGGTATGCTTTAACACGACCACCAATGATAGCAAATGTACCATTAGCATAATCTTTAACTGCATTGGCCGCAGTTAAAAATTCTGGAGCATGAACTAGATTAGGAAACTCTGCATTTAACCGGGTGTAAGTATGGGGAGGAGCAGTACACTTGCTGATAATAACACCTTGATAATCCATCCTTTTTAGTTTTGCCAGAATGTCTTCTAAGATGCTTGTATCACATGTTCCGTCATCATCTTGTGGTGTTGGCACACAAACAAACACACCATCGCACATAGCTAGATCTTGAAAAGGATCTGGACCACGCTTTTTGTCTGAGTCTACTCGAACCAACTGACCAACATCCCAGAAAGATGCGGCAATAGCCCCGCCTACAAATCCTAATCCTACAATTCCTATTTTACTCATTAGTTAAACCTTTTCAATAATTCTGTAGCACTAAAGAAGTGCTGGGTTAAATTGTCTGCTTGTTGTTTTATTCTTGGCAACCTAGTTTTGTAATTGTCCATATGTTCAATTATCTTACCACACAAATCTGGACGATACACAGTATAGGCATCAAAACTTTCAGTCCATTCGCTTGGATATTTGAATGTATCAAAATACATCTCAGTATAGCTCAGTCTGTCCGGAACCATAGGAATAGCATCTACTATTGCACCTTCATAACAACTAATTCCTAGTGTTTCTTGCAGATTAGCACTGAACACTAATTTAGCTTCACCTAACAAGTTATGATATTCATTCTTGGTTAGATGTTGATCCTGACACACTACAAATTCGTATTGTGGCAAGTGTTCTTTTAGATCTCTAAAGATTTCAACTTGCTTTTCTGGAGCAATTCGATGAGGGAACAAAATAAGATCACGCTTGGGCATGTTCTTATATGTTGTTAGAGTATTATCCATATACTCCATGGGCCAACCTGTTTGTTGCATCTTGGGAAATTTACTGTTTAGTACTTCGGCTAAATCTTCTTCATACCAAGGATTTTCATTTTGGAATCCTCCGTTAAGTAATTCTCTAAAGAATAGTTCCATATGAAATTTAGTAGCAAAGTAATTATGATCAAACGCATGATAGAAACTTTGCTCGGCATGTCTGACCCAAGGTTTAGCACCAACTAGCCGACCTAAGAAATCTTGAGGATCATATGATCCAGCATGCCACAAGCCGTGTGTCGTTACAGGAATCTGTAACAGTTCACTCATGTACTTTAAGTTTATGATGCCAGGATGCCAAGCATCGGTAAACAGGAAGTGATCGCCAGACTTAACTGCTCCGGAGCAAAATAAACGCCCCATTTGTTCCACTTGACTAGACTTGTATATATTGGTACCACCAAAATTAAGGAAAGCACCAGGAGTAGTGGCTGAAGGAATATCCGTAGGGCCAGAGATAATTTGAACATTGTGTCCTGCCTTTCGTAAGAGAGCGGGTACATGAGTCTTCCATTGACCCGTGTACCTTGTCTCAACTGCTTCTAAATCAATTAGAAAAACGTTCATTATTGTACGGACGTGGATTCTTGCCTTGATAAGGTTTGCGTTCTCCATTCCATGGACGCTTGCCTTTAGACTTGTAATACTGCCAGTCTTTATAGGCTTTAGATCTATAAAGATCTGATGGGTTAAAATCGATCATTTCAAAACGACATTGATCGTGCCAAGCTTCGAGGTCATCGAAGATTTTGTTGACTTCTGGCTTCATTACCAGATATTTGTCAAGCCACTTAGGTTGTGACATTTTTCTTTCCTTTAGATTACTATGGATTGAGACGGGCGAGTAAGATTATAAGAAATGACGCATCCGTTCTCGCCGTCCTCGGATACATCAATTACTACGTTACGATTGGGATATCGTGACGCAATCTGGTCATACAAATCATCTGCAATCATCTCGCATGATTTGAAGTCTAGATCTAATATGTCTTTGCTATAAAGACCTTCGATCCAGCGTTTGAATTGAATAAACTCAATATCGCGGTCGTTATGAAAAACATCGATAGCCACTTTAAAATGGAAAATGTGTCTATGCGAGTTTGCTAAGAAGCTAACGTCATACTCTCCAGCAGTACACAGATTAGGATCTGTTCCTGCGGCCGGATAGCGATGGATGCCTTCTTTGCGGAATGTAACCCAAATTTGTCTTTGGGCGGCATCTTTAACTGTATCTATACTCATTTGATAATTTCATCTTTCGTATATTCATCCCAATTAGTAAAATATTTCCTTTGGGTAATAGCACCAATAGGCACACACCAAACGCCGGGATTTGTAGCGTCGAAATTCTTATCGTCTATTTTAATTGTAGCATTATATCCTAGCTGTTGTAAATAGGGCAATTTCACCGAAATCTGAGGAATAAATCTACGATATTCAGTTAGCCCACTTTCTAGGACACCTTCGTGTTCGCTTACATCAAAGTCTAAGGTACACCAAAAACCTAAATCTAAACATTGTTGGATCATGTCTTCCCATGGACGCCAACCTGGAACATCATTAACACCATTAGTATGAAAACTCTGATTAGCACCAAAATAGATATGTGTGCAATCGTTACTAGATGCTAGATTAGCAATAACTTGCTCATCCTGTACACCTACTACAAATAAAGTTTTCATACCATAAGCAGGAGTACGTTCAATTTCTGTACCGATAAAAAACGTTACGTCTTCGCTTGTTCCTGTAGTATATTCTCTTTTCATTGAGACTCCATAAACTCGTGCTCAAGCTCTAACAATTTTTGGTCATCTGGATCGTTAAGATCTTCAACACCTGCAATATTGATAGTTTCTTCTTCCGTAAATAGATTCTTAAATGTGTTACTAGCAGTACCACCACGCAATCTCATGCCCATCATTGAATTAAGCATTGGTTTTGCATCTTCGATCATTTGCATAGGAGTTTGTGATTTAAACAAGTCTTTAACAAAGGCATTAAAATAAAGGATATTACGTGGTACCCATTCTGAGTACTCATCACTCATATCACGTTCTTTTACTTTCTTCCAGAAACGATAGTCTGGTTGTACTTTGTGACTTTCAATATCTGCAAGTACGTTGGCACGTTGTACAGCCTTGATATGACAGTATGTATTATGTGCCATCATTAGTGCATAACCAAAACTATCCCAACTTGTCTTACCTTCTTTGCCAATCTTGTTTAACATGCCTGGCTTATAGTGGCAAATGTCTTGCATAGTTAAACGATTGCCGATTTCACTTTCAAACGGGAATGGAATATCTGTAGATGCAAGTGCTTTGTTATCTGGAGCCTTGTCCATAATAACTGACCAACGCTTGTTGGTATGTTGTGCATTTGTATAAACAAGACCGTGTGCTGTAGCAATAAACGGACTTGCACAGTCAAAGCTGATAGTAAAGTTTTCATTTACGCTCGAACGGATTTCACGTTGGATAGCAGTTAGATAACATGACCAATCTAATTGAGCAGTACCTAAGAAGTGCATCCAGTTACGATCGTCTAACAGTTTCTCATCACGTAAGATAATCAAACGCTTAAGAGCAACTTCCATGTCACACATATTCTTACCGCCCATTGCCCAACCTTCTGTAGGCAGGTGTTTAACTGCTTCATACCAGGCCTGGGCAGTTTCCCAATCACTGCCCTGCAACACATTCAAGAACTTGGTCTGGCCAAGGCGATTGCGAATGAAGTAGTCATTGTTGTGCAGAGTTTTCTGTAGACAGTCATTGAAGTCTTTCAAACCAGTCTTTGGACCATGGATATGATCACATGCCCATGTTGGCACGTCTAATAACATAGACCAATCAGCTGTAAGCTCTAGCCAATTTAAAATATTATCACGGGTCTTGTTAGCACTAGGACCAGAAAAGTTTTGCCAATCAAATTTAAGAACACCTTTACCGATCTGATATCCGCCTGAGTCACCTACAATAACTGTGTTTGCACGATCGCGATCCTGTATCATAGCATCTTGAATCATAGTTTTTTCTAGATCCAACTGTGCGTGTCCTGCTGAATACAAACCATACTTGTAAGTAAAGTATCCTTGTTCTGGATTAAGGAAGTTCATTCCTTCGATACCTCTATCAAAGCCTGCCGGAATGCGGTTGTCCGGAACAAACTTATCAAACCGCTGTTTACTAATGTATGTTGAAAAGAAAGTACTGATAGCTGGCAAATAGACAGCATAGTCTTTCTGTAGTGGTGTTAAATTTACTGGTGGATTCATGGTGCCTGTAATTCCTCTGCTTCATTGCCTACATAAGTATCTTCGGCAAGTTTAGTTGTTATTTTTAATTGTAATTCTGCTTGTTTTACTGCGGCAATAGCTTTATTTAGGTTTTCACGTGCAATCTGTATAGCAGGATGATCATGATTACTGAGAATAGTTTTAAACTCGGCTTCTTCCTGTTGCTTTTGTCTTACCCATTGTAACAGATTATCAGCCGATCCGTCAAGCCTTATGGTTGCATAGCTTGAAGGTAACAGGTTCCAAACACCATTGTCATAATATTGGATATCGGTACCTCTGATTCTCATCAGACCTTGAAAGCTATTACTATCGTTCGGATTGATGTACGGCAACGACATGTTACCGCCATCAACTATAACACCTTGGGATCCCTGTAAACCTTTTATCATATTAGTTTCGTGCTGGTAAAATATATTCGTATGTTGCCAAGCCGCTGTCTAATGTAACTTTTAGAGCACCGTCATCACTAAAACTTATAGTTGTGTTGTTTACATCGGCAATCTTTAAGATGCTTTGTAACTGTGCAACAGGCCAGCTTAATTGTGTTCTAAGTTTTCCAGTAACACCATCTGCAAAAACAAATTCGCCAGCGTGTGTTGACAAGTCACCAAACGAGAATTTCAATTTATCACCGTCTAGTTTGACTGTGAATTCTGTATGCTCATTATTAGCAGTTGCTTGAAAGTTGAAACGCTGTATTGCTGATACTGTTGGGCTAATAGTAACACCCCATGTAGCACCGTTAAACTTTGGAATAGTTAACTTGGCGTTAATAACATCCATATTCATAAAGCGATAGTCGTTTTTAAAGTCACCTGCTTTGTTTTCAAAATGTAAACCTACTGGAATATCTACTCCGTTACGTTGACCCTTAACAACTTCAATCTTTGCATCTTCTTTGTATTCTGGGCAGTCTAAATGAATCTTTAATTTGTTTAACTGTGGCATACCAAATATACCTTGGATATCTGGATAAGGTCCGGCAGTTTCAGCCGACATAATGACTGTACGGTCATCTGCCATTGAGTTAATCTTAACTGTTTTTTCGTCACCAGTGATTTTCACAATCTCTAAAAATCCTAGATTGTGTGTATGTGAAACGATGTCTTGTAGTATAGCTTTCATGTTAAATTCCTTTCTTATATTATATTTAGATTTTGAAGATTTGTCAATCAATCAAATGAGAACAATTTGCCAAATGTGTTGTTTTGTACTGTTGATGCCAAATCCCACTCCAACACACCAATGAGATTTTCTAACTTGTTATTGATAATAGTAGTTTCCATTTCTGCATGATCAAATGGTAGTTCTTGGAACCATTTGGGCAACCGCAATTCATCAACTGGATACGCAATACTTGTGTACCCTAATGGATTATCTTTTACCTTACAAACAATAACTTTCATACCGTCAACAATCTGTTGGCTGTATTTGTCACCGTGCATGGTCTTTAAGGTATTCCAATTCATACTAGCACGTACATGTCCTGGAATGGTAATCTTTCCAGTCTTTCTTTCACGTTCTTGATAGTCGGTAATATTGTTAGCACGTTTTGGACTACCTTTCTCCCAACCCGGCCTGGCTTTAAACTCGGTGCGGAATTCCATAATGCGGTCTAGGATATCTTTTTCTTCTGCACCATTAAGCACGTTTGTTAGAATTTCTTCCAAGAACTTTTGCATAAATTCTGGAGTATCTGAACGCTTCAAGTCTAAACCCATAGCTTTAATCTTACCTGGCTTATCGCCAACGTCTTGTCTCTTACCGTCCTTATCATAATACAGAACCGCATAACGCTTCTTGGTAATGAATAAGCCTTTGATAGCAACGATTTCACGACCTGCTTTGATAACATCTCCACGTGATTTAGGACAGTGGAAAGCATTTAGCATAAAGTCTGGGAATGTTGCGTTGACAGTATCTGAAATAGTGTCATACAGTTGAACGACAGTATCTTTATCCCAAGGAATTTGTCCTTTGGCGATCTCAGTCTTTAAGGTATTGTATGCGCTAAAGTAAGCAGAGTCTGTATCACCATAGATAATGCTCTTACCTTTATAGTCATACTCGCCTGTAATTACTTCATTTATCTTACTAGCCATATGACGGGCGATTTGACGTCCAGTAAGAGTGGTTGATTGACCAATACGCTTATCAAAGAAACGGCAACCAGCATTAAGAATAGCACCATAGAGACTGTTGAGGTTAATCTTTTTAACAAGTTGCCGCTTATCCCAATACTCTTCTTCAATTTTGTTACCAGCATCGATGGCTTCCTTTAGTTTCTTTTGCATGTCTTTACGCTCTTTGTACCAACGGGCTAACAAGCCAGGGATAACACCATCTGACTCATGCGTAAAGATTGTACCATTTGCACTTAACATCCATGGTTGATTACTTTCATAGATGATCCTATAAACTTCAGCGGCACTCATAGTATCGCTACCGCCACTTTCCCAATCAACAGTGATTTCAAACGCACGATCTTGGGACATTACTGCTTCATATTCAAACGTACCAAACTTATCTTCCCATGCCGCGGCAAACGACTTTTTGTTTAAGGTCATTTGTTCTTCGATATATTCGTCAGTTTTAGTTGGGCGTAGCTGTCCTATGATAGTTTCTGGACCCATGTTTAATGCTCGAATCACAGATGGATACAGTGAGTTAATGTCCATTGATCCAATCCAATCATGTAATCCTTTTTTAGGAAATGCAACATAAGCACCTGCGGCCTGATTGTTTTCTGTGTCATCACGTTTTGGGCGACTAGGAACAATGAGTCCTCTATGATGAGCTTCATTGATAATAGCCTGCTCAGTTACAGCTACAGCACCCATTGTTGTTTGTAGTAATACTGTATTTTCATGGGCAAGTGTGTTTGCTAGATCTAAGAATTTTAATTTCTTATCTAGTTTGTCCAACAATGCACAGTCTTGTCTGTTATATTCTATAAACTTTCTGAAATCGTTATTGTAGAGCTGGTCGAGAGTTCCTTCATAAACTGTTTTGTTCTCTCCGATTTCCATTTCGCCAATAGCATCAAGTCTGTATGTGTGGCGTTCTTCATATGTGTATTTTCTATATAGTTCCAATGAGTCGAGGTGTACTCTGCCCACAAGATCATAAGTGACTGCACTCTTTCCGTATTTTTCATATTCTCTCTTCTTTGGGAATTGATCCCATAGACAGAAGCGTCTTGTATCTTCTTTGCTGAGCACTTTAGTAACACGGTTAACTGTATAAGGAATATCAAAACCTTCCGAGTTCCAACCACTTAATATGTCTGCATCTTCGATCAAGTTTAAAAATGTATCTAACATTTCTGCTTCTGTTTCAAACAAGTGCGTATTAGGAAATTCTTTGACTTGTTCTTGTGCTTGTGCCATAGTCAATGTCTTTGGAGGTATAGCCAAACAGACCATTGTTTCCATCCATTGCAGGTAAACAGCAATCGCAGTAATTGGCATGAATGCGTCCTCTGGACTTGCATAGCCACGTTCTGGATCGAAGTCTACCTCAATATCGAAAAAGGCAGTATGTAGTTTAGGTGCATCAACACCTAAGTATTTTTCTTCTAGTACACGGAATACAGCGTTGATATCGCTTTCATAAAGTTTGCGACTGCTGTGGATTTTTTGTTCTTTGATAAAGTCTTTGAAGCTTTTGGTTGTTACCTTGCTTAAAGATTCGCCATAAATGGATGTGTACTTTCCTTTATGGTCTGGATAATAAAATTGATAACGGGCGGGATAATCGATAAAGATTCTGCCCTTTTTTGGATCTCGTTCTACAACACGTACGATATCTTTGTCGCGATCCCAGATCGCATCTACATAACTCATTGTTTTCTCCTACCGCTTATGGCCGGCTAACCTTCTTCTTAGCGACTTATGGCTCGCTTTGCCTTACTCACTATTATTTACTCTAACTGATCAAATGTCAAATATAAAATTGCCACTGACAGATATTCGATACTCGTCGCTGGTATAAAATGGATATACACAATGATGCATCTTAGATTGAAACAACAACATCCTGCCATTCCATGATCGATCAACTGGAAGATTTACTATTCCTAATTTACCTACGGAATTAATATAGGTTAAACTAAAATGACCCGGTATGTTAGCGTTAGACTTAAGACTGCTAGGTCTGGACATTTCATCTCGAATATCAAACGGACTATCCATCCATATTACGAAACTTAATAAGCCATCATGATAGTGCAATGGATTAAATTCATGTTTCTTTTGAAAATTAACCCATAGACTAGCAAGTGCTATATCCGGTTGTGTTCTTGTTATATGAAAATCATCTAGTAATTTAAACTTTTGATCGTATTCATATACCAAAGGCAATAATAATTCTTCTACGTGTTTATGGCACTTGGTTAAATTATATTCATGTTCTATATTGCCTGCTAACACTTTATTTGCAGGACTAGCAGTACTCCAATCCGATTGTATTTCTTTTATTTCATCCCAAACAGGTTCAAGTTGTTGGGGAGTCAGTTGTGCGTTTATAGCACCAACATTATCGAATAACTGTACACCGTATTGCATTTTATTTTATACTAGGTAATTTGACACTAAAATTTCCAGCGACACTGATTCTATATTCATCTGAACTATAAAAAGGATGAACGCTGTGCTTCAGTTTAGATGGAAATACCATTATACTATTTTCCATCGATTGATCGGCCGGAATATTATATGCTTTTATATCGCCCAATGTATCTGTGTAATAAAAAGTAAAATTGCCACTTACGTTATAGTTAGAATCTTTTCCTGGACTGTTGTCTATTTCGTCTTTTATTAAATACGGAATCTTGTGCCATATTACAAAACTAAAAACACCTACGTGGTCGTGTATAGGATTAAATTCTCCTGCTGTTTGAAAATTAACCCATGCTCCGTTTAAAAACAATGGTATTTCTGCCCCAGGATAATTAAATTCTTTTTGGTATTCGATACAATACGGCGATACTAAAGATTCTAAATATTTAAAACTACTAAACAACTGATATTCTTTTTTAATGTTACCTGCTAGATTTTTGTTAAACGGTGTTGCTTTAGAAAAATCATTTTGTATAGAACATATTTCTTGCTCTATAGGCAACAGTTGTTCGTCTGTTAGTTTATCAATAAAAACCCCAGGACCATTAAAATATTTAAACACAAGTTTCCTTATTTCAACAGCATTCTAATTAGGCCTACACTATCAATGCTTACAAGCAAGATGTAGTTAGCCAGCATCCCAAATGATTTCCTAGTATAAGAAGCCCAAGCGTACATAGCGCAACCAGAAATCCAAACGGGATACAAAACAAGAAGCGGAGGGTTGGGTACAGTGAACGCCATTGTAATGCTACAGCCAATGCTGATAGCCCAAGCCAGCAACTCAATACAAAAACGAAACTTATTACTAGAGTAATCATCTCGGATCCAATCAAATGTGGGTTTTAAAAAATTGTCAACCATTATCGGTACTGCGGTTTGGATTTTCTGAATCATAATCGCTTTGTCGAATAGCATGTCCACTGATATCGACGATTGTTTCTAAGTCGTCAAACTCTGTGAATACACGTTCCCAATCGCCCTTTTGTGCGATCTTGATCGCTTTTTTAATAATACTAGGTTTTACTTCTAGTTCTTCTGCGACAGCTTTAATTGTATCGCTCAAGCCTTCATTCAAATCTTCAATTTCTTGAAGTACTGTTACACCTTCTGAAATTAGTTGCTTGATTTTTGCCTGCTCTGGTGCTCCGAATACTTTGCTCATAAAAAAATCTCCTGTATTGTTAATTATACAGGAGACCGGATAGCAAAGTCAAGTATTGATTACTTCATCATGTGATCTTCTTTGCCGCTTTTTTTGTCCAAAGTTTCTTCTTTTTCGCTAATGAGATAATCCATTACGGAAACGATCATGCCCTTGGCCTGGCTCATTTTGTCAATAACCCAAGTTGGTAAATCCTCATCATCATCTAATGCGTGTTCTAGATGCTTACATACTCGCATAATGGTATGTAGTTCATTTCTTAGATATTCGCCTTCCATACCGTATTCATCTTCGTCACCTTTTTCACTTGGGTGTACTGATGCTAATCCCATATCATCGATATTGCCTTGATCGGAATCATTTAAATGCTGATGACTGCCTGGCTTTTTGGATGCCATAGTAACACGTTCTTCTGTGCCACCTTCCATGAATTCTATTTTACCTTCTAGCATTTCACGTAGACGGTTTTCATAGGATGGTGTTTCAAATAATTCTGCGGCTAGACTATCATGCGTCCATCCTTCATTTTTCTTTCTCTTACCATCTTTGGTATATTTTCCAGACTCTCGTTTACTGATAGCTATAGCGCCACGTACAGCGGCCGCACTTGCTACTTCCGCCACACCTTTCTTTCGTATACTGAGTTTATCAGCAGGATTACCTCCGCCAAACATACTGTCTATAGCGTGACGTGCTTGTTGTTGAGAATCTGCTTTTCGTTGTTTAGCTACTGCTTTTTTACCAGTTACACCTTTAAGCATTTTGTCAAACTTGGGGTCACCTGTGACTTCCTCTACACGCTTTAGGCCTTTCTTACGCCTATCAATAGCACGTTGGGCGATATCTTTATACTCACCTTTCTTGGCATGTGGTTCTAATTCTTTTACTTGTGCAGTGGCTTTTTCTTTATATGAATCTTTTGTTGACTGTTTTAATTCGCTAATCTTTGCTTCCATTAATGATAGTTCTAGCATAAGAGCTAATTTGCGATCAGTAGTTTCTACAACTTCTTTTTTCTTATGCTTTGTTTCACCTTGTTTAGCGGCTTTCTTTTTATCTTTATGAGCACCTGCACCGCTAGTTGTCATATTCTTAGCGACAAAGTTGCGTGGCTTTGTAGTGTACTTCATAGCTTTAACGCCTTTTTTGTGTTCATTAATCATATTCTTTCCTTAAACTACTAGACTAGCTCGTCTAATTACCTTGGCTCTTTTGCCCTTACCTTTTCCACCTACAACTACAGCAGGTCCTCC